GGCCAAAAATAGTTAAAAACCAATTTTTATTTATAGTAGCACACGTTATATATTAAATAGGATTTAACGGCTACTCCCCCCGTAGCAGGGAGTGGATGGTATCACCTCAGTTACTCCATCCCTAATATATCTGGCAACCTTCATATTGTAGGAAATGCCAGGAACACACGTCACACCATCACACCTAGTTGTTTGTGGCAAAGGTGGTGATAGCCGGTAACATCGGTAACATCTACCAATGCTAGCAGCCCTACGACGCCGGGCATAGGTTGACTTGCCCCCACCAATAGGTCGTAATACACGCCAAGCTATATTAACACACAAGTGGAAGTCTGACTTCCCACATTTATTTAAGAAAGCAAGATGCAACAACAAGGCAACTTTCCACCAAATCATTTGTTGCTCGATTTAGAGTAATCCCGGACAAGCTCTGGCCCATCCTTCCCTCCTGTGATTTCCGCACTGAAATTCCCAAAAGCCTGATTGCGATTTGCAGCTCGCAGAGCGATATCCTTGTGTGTGCCATGAGCGAGCTTTTCTCTAGGCGTGGGCCTTCGAACTAACCCCTCGGCAGGTTGGACTGCAGCCGGATTCTCAACATAATCAAAACAATCGAAGGCAGCAAATCTGTCGTTGTAATGAAAGCCCATGGCAGCCCAGTCGGAAGGTGGTGCATTGTGTGCAAGCATGTAAGCCCAAGTCACGGGTGCATACAGCCTGCACACTCTACGAAGAGTTTCAGCATCTTTCTTGAGCACAGCAATTACAGAGTCTGCAGCAATTGCACCCTGAGGCCATTCAAAAGTGCCACGCGGATCTAGGTATACAGAACTGCTGGCATCCTTGCAATAGATAACTGCTTGGATCAGCACTTGTTGCACATGCTCTGATGGCACCCCAAGACCCTCCAGGTCGGTGAATATCCTCATCATGTCCTCTGAAGTTGCCATATTATTTGACACGGGCTTTGGCTTGATCTTACATAGAGCTTCAAGGGTTGGTCTGTTGTAAGGATTGGTTGGATCCGGAAGCATATCATCTGGGACCTGCAACTTCGGTCTCCCAGTCTCCAATCCAGCGTTAGTGACAATCACAGCACTCCGGCGCTTCCGCAGATACTCTTTAAGATTTGCAAGCCGCTGCTCGAGCATCTGTTCCGTAGCGGGATCATCCCATGCCTCGGAATCAATGAACTTATCCATCCCACTGGCCCTAGGTTTACTTGCACTCTCCTTGCCTTTAGCGCGTGCGCTCTCCACGCGAGGTTCCCTCTGCATTGTTGCGTCCCCAGCAGCAGCATTTTGGGGGTCACTGCCCTGACTTTGACTCTTGGGTGGGTCCACCATCGTTTGTTATTTCGATTACACGCTAATAACCTAAAGCTTTCACCTTAGACATCGCTTGGGCGAACTCCTCCGTGATCACACAACCTTGTAACCTCACGGATTCACCAGTGATAAGAACTAGACACTCTCTACTACTGAAGTGCAAACAAAAGAGCAGGACCATGAAGCTTAAAACACACACTAGTATATACTGCAGCATCAATGCACTTGACCACACGTCCTACAGCGGCTTCTATCCAGACTACTCAGAGCGATGATGACGGCCACTAGTAAGACAGTAATTGCCCAAGGTTGAAACGATAGCCCCTTAGAATAACCCTCAACGGAGTTCAGTTTCCCTGGCCTATAATAATGCACCGTTTTTGTACCGTCCTTGTACCAACCGCCGTGAGGCAAGTAGTGATCGCGGTCGCCCACTTGCGGGATTGTTGCCCGAGTTAACGCCCACACTACCACCGCGAACGTGCAACCCACTACAGCACTCAAGATTGTCTTTGTGTAGTCAGGCGGAGGAGTAAGTGGCATCTGGGCATAGAATGTACAGTGCTTCACGGTGTCTTGTTAAACACTGGAATGCTGCAACCCTAGAGCGGACGGGAGCGTTCTCGCTGGTGACAAAAGTTACTACTTTGAAAGTCTGCCCGCGGACCTGTTCAAAACTTTTCGCATCAACACCGTGCGCCCTTAACAAGCAACCGACCTCCTCTTCAAAGTAGAGCACAACGCCTTGCAAGTCCGCGGAGTAGATGTCGAGTACCCGCACAACGTCTGAACCTATAGCTTCTACCTCCCAACCAAGTTCTTTAAGTAACGCACTGGTGGCACTGCCAAACCTCTGGCTGAAAGTGCAAATGAACTGAGCAGGCCGCACAGATGTGGTTACACTCTGAACTGGATCTCCGAAAACTGCAAACACCTCTGGCACTTCCGATAACAATGTGTATTCATCAAGAATTACAAATTTACCATCAGGTGTTTCGCCAGTCCACTTTTGAATCCAACAACCACTAACGTCAGGCTCGTCCTCAACCCCGGCCGTAAAACCCACGAATCGGGTATCTGCTCTGATTAATTCCCGAATCAGAGTGCTCTTGCCTGCACCAGGAACACAGTGAATTACCACAGGAGACGCTAACTTACTAGACAAACGCACAAAGTTGTATTTACACAAATACTTCACCAGAACATCCATTCAAATCAATACTACAGCTAAGACCTAAGCTAACCAATCACATGGTAAGAAGCTCCTTTGATTCTTCGAACACAGAACGGACCTCCGATTTTAAGAGATGTTTATTCCGTACTATGATGCGAACGCAGTTATAGAATGCACTTACCTCTTCTTCATCCATTCTATTCACTGCCCGTTCACCAAGTTTGTAAGCAAATCCCACCTCTATGGAGTAATTATCAATGCAGTTGGCCAGATTATTCAATTCCATAGCGATGCACATCCTCTCGAGAACGAGTTGGGGTTTCTTGTAAATCCCATCTGGACACAGATGCCACCCACAAAAAGTTGGTTTGCTCGTAACCTGAACTTTGGCTTTTAACTTCAGCTTATCAAGGAAGCTCTTGTGGGTGTTTACCACAGATAAGGCCTTTGAAGCACACATGTCATCCCCAGCAAAACAAATAAATTCATTCCCCTTTATGTCGTAACGCATAAAAGTGAATAGCATGTTGGCCAAAGTGTTGAAGAGGAAAGTGCTAGCTTCACCAGAGAATCTCATGATTGCAAAGTTGCCCAACTTTGACCCCAAGCTGGTCTTAATGAATTTGTAGTCCTCTATGACTCCGTGGGGCACACCCAAAAATTTCATCAATTCCAGTTCAAAGGCCATTATAAATTCATCTTGGGAGGCATCAAAGGCCTCATAATCAGACTCTGTGCAGAGGCCATCGAACTTTCCACGGATGACCCAATCATTAAGCTCATCAAGCCCCTTACCTGAATGTATGTAAAACCTAGAGGGGAGGACTTCATGCACTTTCTTTTCAATGTACCTCATGTACGGAGCAAAGCGACACAGCACGGCATGCTGAAAGCACACAATGCTTTGTGCTGCCTTTGCCACTCTAAATCGATTCTCAAATTTTGTGCACAACTGACTTTTGGAGAAAAGCATGGCCATATCTATAGGCCAATCCCTACATGACCGTCCACTATGATTCTCAATGGTCGCTGCACTCTTACTCAGCTTCTTCTCTTCAAATTCCCACAAGGCCTCTTCCATCATCCTATGGTTATGTGCAGGTCGTAAGGGAACGTGCTGCAGAAATTTGTTTAACAAAGCTTTGCCAAAAGGTAACGCGCGGGACAACTTCCCTCGTTCCCTAGCTGGATTCGAGAAACTCAGCCTTTTCTTGACAGCCATGATGAACGTGACTGTATCATTGGCCCTATGCCTCGGGTATATCGTCTCAAAACGCTCCGCAGCATTGGTTAGTTGACGGCCCCCTACTTGGTTAGAATGATCATCAGTGAATTGGTTAGAGACCATATCACCTATCCTTACTTCCCTGCTTTCCTTCGCCAGAATTTTGTGCACCCAACTTGCCCTCACACTCTCCAGTTCATCTCTAGGCAAGTGAGTCCTGAACCATTCATCGGAGACCACTGCCTCAACTATCTCTTCCTCCTGCACGTCAGGGCTCTGCATCAATTGAACCATGGTCTTCAACCATGGATCACCAGCAACCTTTTCCTCCCTAACGCCCTCATCTCTCCCGATTTTACATTCGAAGGAACTGATGAATTGTGGTTCACCCGGTAACTCCCCTAGGAGGTCTTCCTTAGTGGCCCCCTTGCATAAGAATTTACCCAGAGCCCTCCCACGATACTTCATAGCAAGCTGCTCGTAACTCATACCGCTGCAGTTCACAAAACAGAGATTCAGGCTGAAGCGACTCAAAGCCGTGATCCACCTTCTATCGTTAACACGCTCAGAGATTGCAGTGATAAGTATTGTGCCATAGGGAAAAGTTAACCCTGTACTTTCCCCAAAAGTCAGAACCCTAGCCTTCGGGAGGTAAGCTTGCACAGCCATTTTTTCATCGAATGCACTAACCAATACCACTTTTTGGTATTTCTCTTCAATTTCCTTAAGATTTTCAATGTACAACCTTAATTCGTAAGGTTCATCAATAGTGCATTCATCCGCCAAAATAGTGCATGGCAACCGGCCTATAAAATTGGAATTCCTAAACCTCTTGCTTGTGATGTTATACTTGTACGTTGTTCCACGCAAGAGCACCTCACAATTTTCCTCCAGCGGGGCCAGAGCCACCCGATCCTTCTCACTGTCATAATCACTTTGGATTGGATCACCAACCAGGAATAACTCCACGTCCACCTTCTTACACATAAGTACAAGATCTATGTAGCCTGGTGGGTATAATTGTAATTCATCAATCACAAGTACCTGCCCCTCGACGAGGAATGGCACTCTTTCCAAGAACTTCTCAAAAGTGCTAACAGTCCAGTTTTCCTGCCCAACCTTCCTCTTACCTCCGGCTTGACCACAGCTCATACCAATTAGCTTCTTAAAATCTTCAGCCAACGCCCTCCTGGGGGACACATAGTCAAAAATTTTTCCATGGGCGCGCTTCATGAGCTCACGAAAGATAGTACTCTTCCCTGATCCAAAGGTGCCGACTATCATGTGAATTACCAGCTCACCGTCGACGCTACAAAACTGTGTGCGCAAGTTGCATTTATTATTGAATAGCGCGGAACCAAGGACCCCGGTGCAGGCATCGTGCAAACTATCTGCGAGCAATCCCGCACGTGTCGCGTCAGGTCTATAGGTAATCATCGTCGCATTCTGTTTCAACACATTAAGCGTAGCGCTCGGAAACAGTTTCTGGCACGTTGTACCACTTCGCATCATTGTGCTGGGATCTTTCTTCCTTGGGTTAAAGCTTAAGTGACCATCTTCCAATGTGAAACTCACTTGAGCACTCCCCTCTGGATTGTATAAAGATACCTGACCTTTCTCTTCAACATGTGCAGCGACGTCAAAGCACTTAAATACCAATTCCATGGTAGAGGGGGACAACCCCTCTCCAGCCCACACCTCCTTAAGGATTTGATCGTCGCACCTCCGTTGCAAAACCTCTAGGACCTCACACTCCTTCCTGCCCATTGCAAGTCCAATGCTAGAGATAACGCAACCATTTTTGATGTAGATTGGCTCAAAATGCTCACCAATCAAACGCAAATTCAGCACACATGTGGAGCTTTGGGGCACAAACTCCTGTATTTGGCCAACTTCCTCCTTCCATACCACTATTCTGGCCTGTAAGCACAGACAAGCAGCTATGATACCTGCATCTGTAACATACGCACCATCTTTGGCACACTCATGTAGCTCCACATTGAGTGCGGGATCTGCAAATTCATATTTGGTACAAGCTCGCTTTAACTCATTTGGCGATGCGTCCAATAGCTCCCCCAAAGCATGCCAAAAACATGATCCATCACCGGGGACTTGACGCACAACATACTTGCTAGTGGGATCTCTCTCTCGAAGTGTGATACCCACTCCGCCTAATTCTACCACTTGTTGTGCACTTTCTTCAACCTCCAACTTCTCAATCATGCGATCACTAACTCCTCCTGTTGCAAGATCCTTGCGCAAACAACGGAAAGTCAGTGAGATCCTACCACTACTACATCCATGCACACTATGTTTGTGACTCAACTGAAAGTCCTGTGGCATGGTGAACATTGTGGGTCCCGCAAGGTGCCTCGATATAGAGCCCTTTGCACACTTGATGGAGAACTGAGCTGTACCATGAAGATTCACAGTCAGCACTGAGCTACCAACCTCAAATAATTCCTCATCATCTGCGTAGTAACCGATGCTAGCCTCTTCATCGTAAATTTGATACAGGCAACAGTCATACATCGGGGGTATACTATTCGCCTCGCACCATAACATCAACTCCTCCGGCCAACCCTGTGCGTCGTGAACGTCACCATTGTATCGGTACACCTGTCCAGTTTTGCAATACCAGCCTGCCTTGCGCCCCCTAAGGGAATCAGGCGCCCCTAGGGAAAGTTCAGGATATTCCAGTTTAGTTACTGGCATAACCAAACCACATAGGCACTTGAAGTCCTCTCCTTTCTCCTCCTTCCCTGCTGCATCACTTGGAGCATCCACAACTTTGACCTCTCCCCTGCACGCATATCTCTTAGGCGCATCAATTTTCCATCGCGGTCCCTTTTTGAGTATGTCCTTAACAACCTCCCCCATCATCCGCATTGTATCCTTGTGCGCCTTTGCATACATAGGTACGTCACTCAAATACCGCACATTGAGTGTGTCAAACCTTACAAACCATGAGATCCCCAATTCCCAAAAAGTGAACCTGGCACGCTGTTGCAAACGCACCACTAGCTGCCTTGTGAGTTGCGCCATATCGCCAAGTCCTAGCAGTTCTGCCGGGGTACATGCTCTACTCTCTCTTCCTACCCGGACCTTACGACGCAAAATGCTGCATCTCTCAGTCAAACGGAGCACATATGTACTCACAGCTGCTCTTGAAATGGTCCTTGTGAATTGATTGCACTGTGAATTTAAAAAAGCACGCCTCACAAAGGGGAGCAATAACTCTTCTAGACCTTCCAGCAGAGGCTTCCAAGGTGCGTCTATGAGCTCCACCATTCCAAAGTAGGGCGCACTAACCCTTTGGGGCATCGCCTCGTAAGGTGCATTCACCCACTTCCTATCAAGTTGCCGCACCACCAACTCTGGATCTCCCTCACCTTCCAGCGACCAGTTGAGCACATCAGCGTACAGTGTGTCCCACCTCAATGTGCGGAGCTTAACTGTAAAGTTGAAAGGTTCGAGCCCTTTGATAAAATCACCCAGACTCAGAGCTTGCACTGAGGGCATCTTGTCTGACAGCACACCCGGGAGCCACCCCAACCACGTACCCACAAACACTTTGAGGCGTTCTGGAGCGATGCTCAAATTAAAGCTCTCATTTTGAATTACCAACTTTGAGAAATCTTCTATAAAATCTATCTCTTGCCCTGTTGGTTCTGCCACAATTTGACTTAATTTTGCCATAGCTGATTGGACATCTGGTTTCTTCAAGGTCCTCAAGTACCGATAAACCTTATTCACAACTTCGCAGGATATAGGCAAGCAAATAGGGTACTCGGGACACAGTCTTGCGAGTGTTTTTGAAGCTGTGGCTTCAAAGGGCCCAAAGGATCGATTCTTTACACTCTCGGCCTCACCACGAGTGATTGCAACCAAGTGGTGCGCATACTTGCTACACAAAATATCCACCATATACGTGGTACCATCACGTAATACTATTTTATTACACTCTAACAGGTACCCACCAATGAGCGGTTGCTGGTATCCTTCACTCCTTACCCCATCTGGATAGAACATTAGGCTATCGCCTAAAATTTCAAAAGTGTAGCACCATTCATTTAAACTCTTTTTTTGCTTAAATAGCAATTCTGGGGGGTAAACAATCGTTGCGAGCACCACTTCAGGTTCCATGACCTGCAAGAAACTTGCAAGTGTTTTACTGTTCCAGTAATGTAACTCATCATGGAAGAAAAGGTACCTCGCCTTATGCCTTCTCAAGGGCTCAACCAAGCTACGCAAGGCAGGCTCTGCCAAGCCTGGGTTGTGCTTGAACAATTCGTCCGAGGCGCGACTTTGGTAACAAACGAAATCATTTGTGTACCTTAATTTATCTGCACTCGTTACGAAGCGATTAATACACTGCACACTCTCCAGTGCCCCCGACCTAGACTTGAGGAGCTGCAATTTCCGCTCTTTGATTCCTACAAAAAAGAACTTACTATTTACATAATTGGGCAAGACCGTGTAGAGTAGGTGATTCTCTAGAGTCTTGCATACAGGGTGTGAATGCACTACGGCAGAGAATGGACTCAAATAAATGCCTGCTTGGCTCAATTTCCTTTTAGCTATTGCTGGCAAGTGGAAATTAAAGAAGCTGCAATTACCTTCCTCCATTTTTTTATATATTTGTGCTGCACTACTTGCAATCAAAGCCTGTGTTTGTGGTTCAAAAGCAATTACAATATCCTCCATGGGTGTTCTGTATGTGAGAGCCATGGTACGTAGTCGAACAGCTGTAGCGAGTAGAGTATGTTCGAGTATGTATGAATATTGTATGTTTGTTTATCCA